ATACTCATTTGTCTATCTGAGTAATCATAATCTGATTGTGGCACTCGTAGTTGTTGGTTTAAGTCATCAAAATACTGCTCGAATATATCAAGCTGTACTTGTGTACCTGTTCTATTAAACTCGTCAGGTGTAATATATCCACGCTGCTCTTTGTTTAGTATTAATAAAACTGTTTTATATACTGTATCTACGTTTATTGCCATTTTTATTTTTTATTATAATATAACCGGCCACCTTGAGCGACCGGTATATATTAATTATTACATGTTAATTCATGTTTTTCTCTATTGACCTGAAAACTTCTACGCCTTCATCTGTCTTAAAGTATGCAGCCATAGCTGAATAAGGATTTTCATCAAAAGGTACTGTCATTAGTTTCCTTCCATTTGATCCCCAAGTAAAGGTTCTTTGATCTTGTGATAATCTTATAACACCTAATTCTGAAGCTCTAATAGCTACATTTCTAAGTTGTACGTTTTCATCATTAGCTAATTCTAAGAACAATGCTGGGCTTTTTCTAGCAAATAACAACAAGTCTCTTTTAAGTTCTTTAGAACTCATCTTACTTACCTTAGAACCTAATTCTACTCTTAGTATAGCTTCACACTGATCAATATCCATATTACGAGCAGCATTTAAAGCATCTATTTGAAGATCTAAAACATCTAGTTCGTCTTCAGCTTCTTCAATAGCGCTAAACTCTTCGTATAATCTTCCTTTTAAAGGGTGGTATAATGAAAGTAATTTCTGTAAGTTTTGTTGTTCTTTTGGAACTCTAAGATCTCCATTAGAAAATCTAATATGACCTAAAGTACATTCGCCTTTCTGTTCATCTACTAATGGTGATGATTGATTAGTAGCGTATCTTATTTCTCTTTGTTTTCCACTTAATAAGTCAAAATACAATAAAGAATGTTTTCTTGTATGTTTACCAGGAATTGTTAATGTTAAAGGATTTTTATCTCCTTTTAGATAATACACTCTATCTTTGATTTCCCAGTCTGGTTTATTTTCTTTTTGAATTGTAGTTGCTTGAACAACTTCTTGTTTTTGAGGAGCAACCTCAACTTTTTTTGCTTGAGCTTTTTTAACAGCCATAATATAATATAATTTAATAGTTTAATAAGGGTAATAGTTACCCCCGTAGTTTCAACGAGGGTAAAAATTACATTAATTTTGAATCATTAGATTCCTTTGAATAATACAAAGTTGTTAGCAGCTTGAGTTACTAAACATCTTTCAGATAGGAAGTTTACTTCCATAGCATCTAAAGTTGAAGTTTGAGCACCACCAGCAGAACCAGTTAACCAAGATTTCATTCTTCTGTCGTCAGATTGAGAAGCTCTATATCGTACGTGTAAGAAAGGACGTCTGATATTAGTTCCTAATACTTGATCATAAACAGTAGAAGTTCCAGCAGGTACTAATACACCTTCGATAGAATTTACACCAACAATTCCTCCACGAGTAGAAGCATCGTTTAAGTATTTCCAATCAGTTTTGTAAAAGTCATAAGAACCTCTTCTGAATCCAGAGAAACCTAAGTTCAATGCCATTTCTTCAGAGTTTTCGAATAAACCAAAAGCAGTACCTCCAGCGAATCCACCAGAAATAGAAGCTAACATATCGTCAAAATCAAGAGATGTTTGTCTCTGTAAGAATAACATGTTTTCTTCAATTGCTCCTTGAGTATCTAAGTTCTTCAAGATAGCGTCAAATTCGTCAAGACCAGCAGCAGCAGTAAATCCTACTTCTACGTTTCCACGAGTTTGGATAGCTGAAAATAAACCTTGTGTTCCAGGGTTTGATGCAGCAGTTCCAGGTACTTGGTTGTATTCACCTTCTACCATAGACATTTCTAAATAGTCTTCAAAACGTAATCTAGTTTCAGATTCAGCTTTTAAATACCATAAATATCCAGAAGTTCCATCTTCAGTAGCTACTTCAACCCATCCAATTTGAGCCATATCAGATCCAGATACAACGTATTGGTTTCTAATAATGATAGGAGAGTTAGAGAACTGAGTGAAAGCAGGGTTTACACTAATACGAGCATTAGCACCACCAATAGCAGTGTTAGAACCTTTAGCGTAATCTGAACCATATACAAATACTTTAAGACCAGTAGCAGTAAATCCTTGAGCAATAAGACCAACGTTAGTGTAAGATTGGAAAGTTATTGTACCAGCAGCTCCAGCTACAGTAGCAGTAACATATCCTTTGTCTTCTAAACCAGTTGCAGGATCTAAAACAACTACAGTGTCATTTACAGATACTACGTTAGAAGCATTAGCTGCAACAGTTAAAATGTTGTCAGTAGCTCCAGGTCCACCACCATCAACACCAGATGCAACACCTACGTAGCTAATATGTAATCTATTTTGTTCAGACCAAATTACTTGATCAGAAGTCATTGGCATTTCAGCTCCAACCATACGTAAGAATCCAGATAATGTTCTGTTTCCATAACGCTCTACTTCTTGTTCGTAGATTTCAGGTAAATACTGTTGTGCGAAATCGTTAGCTCCGTTGTTAAACTGTAAATAGTTTGAAGCTAATAATTGTTGTGTTTGAGATGGGACTAATGACCCAAATTGAGGAGTTAAACTCATAATTTTTGTTTTTTAGTTAAATTTTTTTGTTTTAATTTTTAATTTTGAAGAATCAATACCGCTTATAGACTTAACTTTTAAACCATTTATAAACTCACCACCACTTACCGCAGTTCTAGGTGCGTCTGTAATGTTCTTAGATTTGTTGACAACGTCTCGAACCGCGTCAGCTTTTCCTTGTTCATAAAAATGATTTACAATCGTGTCTGCATTAGCAGCAATGTAAAGAGCTTTGTGATAACCTTCTGTATCTACTACATCTCCTTTATCGTTAAGAAATTTTCCTACGAAATTGTTAATGTTAGATTGGTCTTCTGCAGTTTTACTAGGATTTTGTATGCCGTATCTAAACTTTTTACCACTCACATCGAAATCAAAACCTTTGAAATCATTGTTAAAATAGTTATTAGTTTGAGCCATAAAATCTTCGTGCTGCTTTTCAGCTCTACCTTGATCTTCGTTGTATCGGTCAAAAAAATCCATAGCTTTTTGTTGGTCTTGAGTTACGCCGGGTCTCAACTTGATTTCGTCGTAGTATTTACTCTTTGTTTCCTCTAAAAAGTTTTTAGCTTTTTCAACTTCTTCTTTAAACGCAATTTTCTTTTTGCGTATATCTCTCGCATCATCTATATCTTCGTCATATTCATAGTCTTCTAATACCATTTCTATGTCTTCTGAATCTAAATAAGGCTTTGTTTTTTTGTAATATTCTTTAAGCAAAGATGATTCATCTACAGCAGAATAGTCAGCGTTTAATCTAACATAGTCTTCTACAGTTCCTCCAGTATGCTCCATAAAATCCACTAATTTTTCGATGTTTTCTGGTAGTTTTTTACCTAAAACTTTTTCATCTCTAATAGCTTCTTTTGCTTCTTTAACAGTTTCTATAACTTCTTTTTCAGTTATTTCTTGCAGCTGCGTGAACTCTTTAGCACCATCGACAACGGCGTCTTTGTCTCCCTGTCCCACTTCTTGCAATCCCACTTTGGGTTGTTCTGTGTGTAACACGCTCTTCTCTGTGCTTTCGTTTTGAATGGCATCTTTTTTTTCTTCGGTTTTTGGAATCGTTACTTTAGTAACATCAGAAGGAACATCTATTAAAGGTTCCTTAATGTTTATTTTTGTAATCTCTTCGTTTTTAGTAGCTAGCTGTTTAGGCTTTTTTGATTTACCTTTTAAGCTAAACTCACCTTCCTGTTTAACAGGTTCATTTGTTTTTACTTCTGACATAATATAATATAATTAAATAATTAAATACAGCTTTACTGAGGACCGAATTGATCTAAGCCAAATCCTCCTAAAACGTCATTACCAGAAGACTCAAAGTCTTTAGGCAAACCTTCTGTTTGTCTTTGGTTTATTAATTCTGATTGCTGTGTTCCTTGTAATTTTATTCTTTGATCTTTTCTATCTTCTATTTCTTGTTCTCTTTGATTTTGAACACCCATCTGAGCTTGAGCTAATTGTATATTATAATTAAACTCTTCAGCCATAAGCTCTCTTTTTATTTGAGCTTCTGCTTGCATTCTTTGAATTTCAAACTGTGATTTAGCTTGCTCAATACTAACCTTTTCAGAAGTAAGTGCTTGCTGTTTTTGAACTTCAAACATAGCTGCTTTTTCCGCCGACTCAGCATTAGCTTGAGCCTGTGCTTGAATATTTTGCTGTTGTTGGTTTTGCTCTCTTTTTATTTTTTGATTTTGCCTAAGCTTTAAGAATTGATTAGCTACTTTAATATTTCTTATCTGTCTGATGTCAATAGCGTCAGATAAAGCTATAGCACCTGTTTGCAATGCTACTTGAATGTTCTGCTCTAGCAAAGCTTTTTCTTCTTCTTCAGGTTCTAATTCTAAGAATATACCAAAATCATGAAGTTGTAAATCCATAAACTCTTCTAAAGTTTTAGTATTAAAAGTACTTATAGAATTCATTAATGAATTTTCAGTTAAAGGATTTTTTATTAAATCAGCAACTTTTAAACTTATGTTCTCACAAACACGTAAAGTAACAAATAGCAAAGAGTCTAATAAATGTCTTGTAGCTGTATTAGAAGCATTTGCTGCTAATTTTTGAACTCCAACTAAAGCGTCTTTGTCTGGTTGACTGCCGTCTCTAGCTTCGTTTAAACCAGTTACATCTCTTATCATTTGTAAATAATATTGATATGTACCTATTAAGCTTTGTATTTTAGCTTGACCAGATGAAGTTGATAATTCTTGAATTGGTACTTTACCAGAATTTAAACCACCTTCTTGATTAAGTGATCTACCAACTATAGAACCAGTTTGAAAATACATATTAAGAGCTTCGGCTGGATTATAATTTGTACCGTTACCTAAATCAACTTCAGCTAAACCGTCCATATCTAAGAACACACCGTCAGGAACTATTCTAGACATAACCTGTTGCAACTTTAAATGAGTTAGTTGAATCATATCAGCAAAACCAGTTATCTTGCTTACAACAGACTCTATACGTCCTTTATACATTTTAGGTGCGCTTATACAGTAGTTCATTTCTACTTTAGTAGTATCAGCATTTGGCCTAGTCATATTTTCAGCCATTTTCCACTCTAGCATTATGTTAGTACCTAGAACTTTAGCTCCAGTATACAAAACTTCAATACTTCTTGAAACTCTTTCAAAGTTATCATTCTCAGGAGGATTAAAAGAATCATTTTTTTCTAAAGCTTTTTCTAAACCTTGATCAGTTTTCTTTATTTTAAATACTTGATTCATATAGGTCTTGTATTCAAAATACATTACTTGAACAGTATTTTCATCGTAATTACCCCAACCTGTAACGTACTGAGAATTACCAGGTGTTTGTTGTATTCTTTGTAGCTCTTCGTTAGAAATGTTTGGAAATTGTTTTTTCAACTCAGGTATTGTTACAGCTTTAACTTCTCCTACATAATATATGTCTTCAAAGTTTGGATCTTCTGTATAAGAATAAACCATATAAGCTGGATCAACGTAATCTATAACTATACCTTGTGTTTTATCAAATCTAGTTTTAGTAGCTCCTATGCCTAAAACAGTTAGATCTTGAGCTATCCTTCTTTTTGTTTCATCATATTTGTTAATAGCTAATACGTTACTTATAACTTCTTCTTCAGCAACTTCTACATTTTGCTTATAAGTCATTTGCATGTGCAAGTCTAATTCTTCGTCACTCTCTGGTAAATCTTCTAAGTTTTGAGTTCTGGAAAAATCCATACCTAAGTTCTCTTTCAAATTGATAAGAGCTTTCTTAGTATTCATATCTTGCTCTATAGCTTGTGCATAGTCTGTTCTGTTTTTAACAGAGAAAGGATCTTGAGCGTAAGCGGTTATATCGTATGATTTATTAGATAATCCATTAGCAACTATGTCTACAAATTTAGAAATAATAGGAACAGGTGTCCAGTCTAAATTCAAGTATGATAAATCACCATTTATAGATAATTCGTTTTTATACTTTTGTACACTCTGCTCTCCTCTTGCGTATAATCTTAATTGATGGAAATTACCATAATACCTTGCATATCTATTTCCAGATCTACCTCCCTGAAACCATTCTTGCTCAATAGCTCTACCTACTTGTATGCCGTAATCTATACTGGATTTTTCTTCATCGCTAACAACTTGACTAGGAAATGAACTATAAGTATTAGTTTGTATCTTCATTTATTTAATAATTTTTGATGACCCACCTGTGTTGTCATATTTTTTTATACCTAAGTTTATGCTTTTATATTCTTTTCTAGCTGTTGGTGTGTATCTATTCTTATTACACGCCATTAAAGCTAAGCCAGAACTAATAGAAGCATCGTGTTTTGTTCTATTATTTATATTAAATTTAGCCCAGTCTTCTAAGGTTCTTTGAAAATACATATCTCCATAACCTTTTTCTGTTCTACCAATATTTGTATCTACGTATGTCTCGATAGCTGCTGCATGAGCTTGTTTTATATCTTCACTAGAGTTAGGTATTCCACCTATTTCTTTTTCTGTTACAGATAATTTATTCCAAGTTTTATCAGGTCTATTCATAGAGTAACCTCTATAACCTCTTCTTCTAAAATAATATAATAATCTTGGCTTGTTATTTTCACAAAGCAAAGGCATCCCATAAAATATACACGCCATTAATACGTCTTCAAAAAACATTTCTGCAGTTTGTGGTCTAGCAATATATTCTAAAAAGAAATGATTAGGTGGAACATCTTCCATACTAAATTTAGTTAAACCATGTAAAGCTCCATTAGAACCTCTACCGTCAACTGTACCTGATATATCATAGCTGTCACAGCCAAATGCTCCACAGTGGTCATTACCTGGGTACTTAGTGTTACCTTTAACTATTACACGATTTTGAAGATTTGTAGGTGGAACCCAAGTAATATTAAATCTACCATTTTTATTTGGCATAAATAAAACCCTAGAGTCTTTTATTCCGTTTTCCCATTGAAAACTACCTTTAGTAACTATCGATGTGTTTCTTAAATCTTCATTATAATCTATTTGCTCGTATATTTTTGCCAAATTAAAAAGCGATTGCTTTGTTTCATCTCTAAAAGCGTGTTGCTCTGTTCTTGGAAACTGACGGTAATATTCATTTAATCCGTCTTGATCGTTCTTTAATCCTTCTACTTCATTATTCCAATGCTCTATAACTCCGTTAGTTATTAAGTCGCCGGATGCATCTTTGGTTTCTTTTTTTGGGTTATCAAATACAGGTGATCCAAAAGAATCAATGAATCCTTCGTAGTTCCATTCCATAGGTATGAACAAAGAATATAGTCCTGAGCTAGTCTGACCATTGCGGTTTCTTTTTGTGACGTCTGATGCATAATAAAGTTTTTTAAAATTACCTCCACCTTTTTCTAAAGCGTTTGAAGTAGATCCCATCATACATTTACCAACTATCTTACTACCTAAACGTAAACAAGTTTTTGTAACTCTCCAGTTATTTAATATATTGTCTGGTCTTTCCCACTTACCACTCTCATCGTGAACTAATAGTTTTAATTTTTCACCATCATAGGAGTTATCTCCTGTGTTTTTCCAGTCAATAGTTGTATCTAATCCTTCTAATTCCTCTTCGGTTTCACCTTCGTTAAGTTTACGTCTGGTGAGCCTTGACGCGGGTACCCTATAGGCGAGCTCCGTTTTTGGCCTGTCCATTCCGTCTTGTATTGGTTT